CACATGCGTGTATGGGAATCGATGCCGCGTATCGACGACATCCTAGCGGGCAAGACCGTAGAAGTGCCCAAGGAACTCAACGTGCTGTACTGCGTAGCGATGGGCCTAGCGACACGCCTAGACGCTACCAACATGGACAAAGCGTGGGGCTTCTTGTCACAGATGTCAGGTGATATCCAGACCCTAGCAGTCAAGCTGGCTTACAAGCGAGACCGTGGCATAGCTAACTGCGCGGCGTTCACACACTGGGCGGCCAACAACGCGGAGGCATTCAGCAATGTATAACGAGAGCTTACAAGACATAGCACTACAGATTGGTGATTACGTGGCCGTGCGCAGACAGTTTGCGTATGGCATTAGCGAACCGTTCACGCCGTATCGTGAGTCATTCTGGGTTGGCTACAAAGCTAGCCCAACGGACACGGTGTACACCATATTCAGTCACATCAATATGGACGCCGACAAGATGTACATTGCAGGGCACGCGAAGACTAGACACGGGACACTCAGAGAGGCGCTACTTGACATCGTCGCGCGTAGAGAACTAGGTGAGTATGGAGACTACGATGAATACTAAAGAACGTATCGACAATACATTCAGCAAGCTAGGTTTGAAAGAGCCGTTCATCGCCGCTGTTATGACCAAGATCAAGAAAGAGATCAGCGACGAGGTACCGACCGCTGCAACTGACGGCAAGAGCATATTGTACAACGCTGACTTTGTTGCTAAGCAAGATGACCGCCAGCTGTTTGGCCTGACCGTGCACGAAGCGCTACACATTGTGTTACTGCACCCATGGCGCAGAGGTAGCCGTGACCCACAGCTGTGGAACATAGCGAACGACGCGATCATCAACGCCTATATAAAGAAGCAAGGTTACTTCCTGCCAGAGGGCGCGGTGTTCATTGACTGGGTTACTGACAGCATGTCATCCGAGGAAGTGTACAAGCGACTCAAGCAACAGCAAGACGACGGCGAAGGCCAAGGTCAGGGTCAGGGCGAAGGTGAGAGCGGTGGCTTTGATGGCACAGGTGACCTTATTGACGCGCCGTCAGACGCAACACTCGCAGACCTTGAGGCAACTATCATAGCGTCGGCACAGGCGGCCAAGGAGTGTGGCTATGGCAGTGGTATCGTCGACTCCATACTCAAGAACGTCGGGCAGTCCAAGGTCGACTGGCGTAACGAACTGCGGGCAATGTTGTCTTCGTCTATGCAGGATGACTACTCGTATGCCCGACTGTCACGTCGGTTTATAGGCCAAGGTATTTACTTACCAGCATTGCATAACGAGGCGGTTGGCGGTATCGTAGTCGGCATTGATAGCTCAGGGTCTATGACTCAGAAAGAACTACAGCAGACAGCCTGCGAGATCCAAGCTATCGTGGATGACTTAACACCAGAGTTTGTCGAGGTAGTATTCTGTGACACGCACATTCGCAAGGTGCAACGTTTTGATCGCGGCGATGACATCGAGCTACATATGGCGGGTGGTGGCGGCACTAAGTTCAAGCCTGTATTCGACCACATCAACACAATGACCGATGTCGTGCACGGTATGATTTACTTTACTGACATGTACGGCGATTTAGATGAGTGTCCTGATCCAAGCATTCCTGTGATCTGGGCTAATACTGGCAACCGCCAGACAGATGTACCATTCGGAGTAGTATGTAATGTCGACTTCTAGAAATGATAACAGAGAGCTACGCACACGGCTTATTCGCATGGAAAGTAAGCTAGTGCGTGGGTTCGAGGAACTGGGCGTAAGCCTTGACGTAGATAAAGACTGGCTGAGTGTCGATGACGCGGCGAACATTGTGTATGTGTCCACGCTGGGTCGGTCGCTAACTGTAATCTTACAAGAGATGAAAGCCCGGGGTGCGACTAAGGTCGGCCAAGAGTATGAAGTTGTCCACAAAGGAGAAACGGTATGTATGTTGACGTATCAACCAAAGTTCTAAAGCCACATACAATCTACGAGTTCGATGGTAGCGTCACTATGTATGGTGTATATCAGGGACGCAAGTGGATTGTGAATGGCAACAACATATTCGACGCGAGAGAACAGAGCCAACTAGCCAAACAAAAAATAGACGAGGAGTTAGCTTGTGTTTAATCCGCTGAAAGAATACGAGGATCAGGTGCGCTTAACGATAGACCAAGCCATAGCCCAGTACTTCCAAATAACTATGGACGTCATCGATGAGAACTACGAAGGCAAAACGCTATCGCCTGACGAAGTGTATGATGTACTGTGTTACGTACTGGATTCCGTACATATAAACCTAGAATTTAAAGATTTGACAAGACACTAGGATAATTTATGAAAATTAAATCAGACGGTAGTAGCGCTGACTATTACCTATTGCCCCAAGGTGCCGAGCAGCTACAAGACTTGATTAGCTATAAGGATATGAATGCACAGATCGGCGAGATATTCAGGTCGTGCTTTCGCTATGGTGAGGTAGATCACAGCGAGAAATTGCGAGATGCCAAGAAGATGCGCTTTTACGCGGATGCAGAGATTAAACGTCTGACGATGTATGGAGATAAAGACGGTGAAGAATGTCAAGCCCCAGTACAACTACAGCTCTTTTGAGAACCAACACTTAAAAGTACTGAAGTTCAGCCACCACGACGAGTTCCGATGTGTCAATGTGTGGCTGGCTAAATGCAAATCGTGCGGCAGTAAGTTTGATGTGCCATCGAGCGCGGTTAAGACAAGGAAGTCATGTGGCTGTGTGTGGCCACAACACAGTAAGAGAAAGCCCAAAGAAACGGAGCAGCTAGCCTACCTAAACGTTAGCGAGCTAGCCAAGAATTTAGTATGTAGGAGGTGGGTATAATGTTTTTTGTGTACGGCAAAGAGTCTTGCCCGTATTGCCATGAGGCTGTGCGGGAGATAAAGAAGCATGGGTATGAAGCTATATACCTAGATGTTGGTGAGCACCCTGAGTGGCGTGACCCGGAGTGGGAAACTGTCCCACAGGTATTCCATTCAGATATTTATCTGGGTGGGTACAACGATTTGATGCAGTATTTGGAGACCCTGTAATGCGGTGCTTTTTGTGTGACGGCGATGTTATTTGGAACAGTGACTTTGATGCGGAGGAGCTAGGCTACACTGACTTTACTGTCGTGTCTTTCTACACGTGCATGGACTGTAAGTCAGAGTTTGAGGTATGCACTGGGCCGATAGCGGATGGTCTTGATGTCGATAAAGTGCGGAATATTAGACACAATAGTGCCTAAGTGTACACAAAATCGCCAAAATTGGACATTGGAGTATACTTAAACGGAATGACTGCGCCGTGTGCACACTAAAAGACAGTCCCAATTTTTAGAATAGGCACTCAGGGTTGCGTTCAGTGTGGTTCGCCCAAGCGTGAACGGTAATTGTCCTAGCCAGTCGCAGGGAAGTAGCTATCCCGTAGACGAACTCGACAGGCCCTGCCAAACCATGGATAACGGCGATAAAGACGAGTGTCTATTCTAAAGAATTCGCGGTGATGCGCACCCCGTGGGGTTACTATAAACAACACCCCGCACGCCTAGCCCGAGAAGAACCACTTTGTAAGACCGCTAGCGCTGGCGGCAGATAACGCAGGATAAAGGTTTGACCGAGTGCCTGTAACTTTCAGAATCTGGAAGTATTGGCCACTGTATGAATCATATGGCGGTCATATGGTAAGTAGATAGATCAAACTGGAGGGAGTTATGAGTGAAATAACAGTAATAGTTTGCGACCAATGCGGTGGTAAAAACGTGCATCATTATGAGCGAAAGCCAAAACCTACGATTACAGAAAGAACTATGAAGAACATAGCTGCCGGAAGCACGACGATGGCTACGCCTGCTGTTTACATTTTCACAACTTACGTTCTTCACTGCCCAGACTGTAATTACAAACTTGAGTATTCGGTATAGGAGGCGATGATGACCTTTGAAGAATACAAATACGCAGGGCAAGATTGTACATGTTCTGCTTATGGACAACATGAGTGCGCTTGTGATGCTGATTGGACTGATCCAGAGGTATATAGATTACAAGCTAGGATTAATGAGCTTGAACAGTGGATCGCAGGTATTGCAGACGATCACCCACAGATACCCGTTTGGATACAACAAAGTGCTAGAAGTTTATTAGCTCAGGAGGGTGAGTGATGACATTTGAAATTGGCGTTAGCGTAGTCGGCTGGGGATTCGCTAGCCTGTTTGCCTTTTTGTATTTAGCGGCACTGGAGAAGCTAGATAATTGTCGAAAAAACAAAGAACAACGGGAGGGTGAGTGATGACAACATATAGAAGGCCGCAGGGTAAGCAGTCGATGCGCAGAACAACATACGGCAAAGGCGACGCGCCTAGATTCGTAGATAAAGAAAAATTCGACGCAGCATTTGACCGGATATTCGGTAATAAAGAGGATAAAAAGGAGAAACACAATGAGGACAATAACCCTAGACTTTGAGACTTACTACGACAAGGATTTCTCGCTCAGCAAAATGCAGACGGACGCCTATGTCATGGACGACAGGTTCCAAACTATCATGGTCTGCTTGATGGACGAGCATGAAAACAAGCAGATTATCATGGGCAGCGACGAAGAAATTAAGGAGGCGCTGTTCGCTTATTGTGATTGGTCTAACACCGCTGTTCGTGCGCATAACGTTTTGTTTGATGGGTTCATCTTGTCATATAAGTACGGAATCAAACCCAAGCTATGGCTAGACACGGCGTCACAGTCTCGGATGCACTTCCCCTACTTGGTATCACATTCGTTGGCTAACATGGCAAAGCACTTTGGCCTACCTGATAAGGGTACAGCTGTGCATAACGCGATGGGTAAGACGCTAGAGGATTTCCTAGACGATCCAGAGATGTTGCAGGAGTACATCGAGTATTGCGAGCACGATACGTGGTTGTGTAAACAGATAGGTGAGAAGCTAGACGCAATAACACCGAAGCTGGAGCGCGCGCTTATTGACATGACTGTGAGGATGTTCACAGAGCCAAAGCTAGTTGGTGACATAGAGATGATGCGCAAACTACTAGAGGACGAGATAGCCCGCAAAGAGGGCCTACTAGCGCTGGCGGAGTTAGACAAGGAGACACTGAACTCTTCTAAGAAGTTTGCCGCTAGGCTTGAAGAGCTGGGTGTGCAGCCGCCCATGAAACTAAGTGCGAGGACAGGTAAAGAGACATACGCGTTCGCAAAGACAGATAAGGAATTTACAGACCTGTTAGAGCATCACAACCCAGAGGTGCAGGCTTTAGTCGGGGCTAGACTCGGTGCTAAGACAACCATTGCGGAGACCAGAGCACAGCGTTTTGTTGAGATGGCAGAGCGAGGCCCATTGCCTGTGTACCTTAACTTCTGGGGTGCAAAAACAACTGGGCGATATTCCGGAGGCAACAAAGTCAACTGGCAGAACTTACCTGCTCGTGGCGTGTCGGCTGGGTTACGTAAGGCGCTAAGAGCCCCCGCAGGCCATAAGGTTCTTGTAGGTGACTCATCGAATATTGAGTTGCGCACAGTCATGGCGCTTGCTGGACAAGATGATGCTATTGAGAAGATCAGGGCTGGCATAGATATGTACTGCGACTTTGCGTCAAAGCTGTTCGGTCGTGAGATAACCAAGCAAGACAAAGCTGAGCGCTTTCTAGGCAAGACCGCTATGTTGGGCCTACAGTATGGTGCGGGTGGACCACGCTTCCAAGAGATGGTGCGGCAGGCGTCAGTATATACCCCCGGGGTAGAGCCTATCACTTTGGATAGGGCATACGAAGTTGTAGACATTTACCGCAGCGTGCATTATAAAGTAGTTCAACTTTGGGATAATTGTCAGAACGTAATAATTCCAGATATCCATAACGGATGTGACTTACTGCCTGTCGATGTAAATGGCTGGTTTATTACTCAGAAGGGTGGATTTGGTAGGCCCGGTGAACCCGGCGTTGTATACCACGATCTGAAGTACGGCCAAGACGATATGGAGTGGTCATACCAGATGGGAAGACAGCGCGTAAACATTTACGGCGCTAAGGTAGTTGAGAACTTATGTCAGCATGCGGCCATGAAGATTGTTATGTGGCAGACAGCATGCATTAATGCTAGGTACCCAGTAGTGTTATCCGTACACGACGAGGCGGTAACTGTAGTACCAGAAAACGAACTTATAGAAGCGCGTGCATATATGGAACAATGTTTAAATATGACACCGCCGTGGTGCAGGGGATTCATACCTGTTGCTTGTGAAACTGAAATAGGAGACTCTTATGGCGAAGCGAAATAATTATACACAAGAAGAAATTAATATTGTTGCGTCTATTATTAACTACGAATCGGACGAATTTTTTAAGAGAGTGATGCGCGAAGTATGTGAAAGGTTACCTAATAAGTCACGCGCGGTGCATAGGAGAAATATACGCGATCTCCAAAAAGAAGATGATTTGGCTAGAGCTACACAACTGGTAGCTGATGATGGTGTTGATGTTGAATACGAGATCAGCAGAAGATTTGATCGTTTTGTAGCTAGGTACAAGAAAAACCAAGGGGCGCGGGAAGCAGCGCTACAGCAGAGAGTACTAGAGCTAGAAAAGCGGCTTTGGAAGTACATATAAGGAGAGTTAATGTCCAGCATGGGTTTGTCGTATAGTCGACTGAGTACCTTTGAACAATGCGAGTCTAAGTTTGATTACTTATACGTTTCTAAATCTGTGCGGGACATGGGCAGTGAAGCCAGTGCGTACGGCAACAGGGTACATGAAGTGCTCGAGTTGTATGGCAAAGGCGAGCTAAAAGAAGAAGAACTAACCCTTGAAGGTAAGCAAACGCTTAAGCGATGGGGTTCACTTGTTGATACGATAAGGAGCAAAAATGGAGACAAATACTACGAATACCAAATGGCAATCGATAGGCAGTGTAATCCTTGTGATTGGTTTGATCCCAGCGTTTACATACGTAGTATTGCTGACGTGCTTGTGGTGGACGGGGAAAGGGCTTACTGCCTTGACTACAAGACTGGTAAAGTCAAAGATAACCCGACTCAGTTACAACTGTTTGCAGCAATGGTGTTCTTTCATTTCCCAGACGTGGAAGAAGTCAAAACTAGCTTCATATGGCTCAAGTTTGGTGAAACAACTGAAGCAGTCTATAGACGAGCTTACTTAAAAGAACTGTGGGACGGACTAAAGCCAAGGTTTGAACAAGTATTAGAGACTGTAGACCTTGGTGTATTTAAATCAAAACCTTCTGGGCTGTGTCCTTGGTGCCCTGCCAAAGATATATGCCCAGATGCGAGACTAAGGAGTAGATAATGCCAGAGAGAAAAAAGAAAAAATATGAACTAACTTTACGACAACTCAAAACGAAAATTAGAGAACTTACTGACGAATGGCTACGAGATCTAATTGTGCAGGCTACCGCTTTAGATGCGCGTCCTAGGGATTTAGTTAGATCTATAGTTATAGATGAGGTATACGCTTGGGCTCACGGAGAAACAAGCTTTGACGCCTTAGTAAGCAAGGCAGCGGCAGACGCCACAATAGACGCACAAGAAAATTTACGCCGTAAAGAAGAACGCGTAACTCAAAGATTGAACCAGTGCATAGTGCGAGAACACCATATCGCCAAAGCTGTTGTTGCGCAGTATTACAGAAATGTAGAATTATTTGGCGCCGAGAGAGTCCACGTACCCAATGAGGTTATTGAGGAAATACGGGAGGATATTAGAGCTGAGTACCGTAATAAATTAAGCCAAGAGGGGAACTAACGAATATGAAAAACGAAGGAGATGTTAAAAAGTATGTTAAGAAGATCATCAATAGTTACGAAGCTGATTCTATGTGGTATTTTATGCCACCTGCTAATGGGTACGGTAGGTCTGGGATTCCTGATTTTCTGGGCGTGTTCAAAGGTAATCCATTCGCTATAGAAACTAAGTTCGGTACTAACCAACCTACTAACAACCAACTTAGAGAGATACACAACTTAACTAGAGCAGGCACCAAAGTTTGGGTCGTGCGCAACACATCGTGCGATCAGTGGGCTAATGAATTCCGTGCGTGGGCTGAACTATGCTCGTGATACCGGAAAAGCAGCAGCTAATCCTAGACAGTTCACAGAATGATTTTGTGGCTCAGTGCATACCGCACTCTAAAAAGTTCATGCACGATGGCAAGGAACTACTGGCGGTTAAGTATGGTGTAGAAGAGTCAATCGTATTAAAGAACATGGGGTTTAGTATCCCAGAGCCGATACGCCACTACTACACGTGGCCTGCTAGGTTCCAACCGATGGAGCACCAGATTGCTACGGCGGCGTTTCTTACTACACACAAGAAAGCGCTATGCCTAAATGCTCCGGGCACTGGGAAGTCTATTAGCTCACTGTGGGCAGCCGACTTTTTAGTAACTATGGGCGTAGCCAAGAAAGTTTTGATTGTGGCCCCACTATCTACACTTAAACCAGTGTGGGGGTCAGAAATACGGCACCACATGCCACACAGGCAGTTCGAGTTATGTGTAGGAACTAGGAAGAAAAGGCTAGAAATAGCAAGTAAACCGGGATTACAGTACCTCATTATTAACCACGATGGGTTTACTGGACTCGCAGATGAACTGAACGACTTTGACATTGTGATCTACGACGAGGCTACAGCACTTAAGTCACCGTCATCACAGCGGTTTAAAGTGTTCTACAAATGGATGATTAAACACAAGCCGTGGCTATGGCTGCTGACAGGCACACCAATATCACAGACGCCTGCAGATGCTTGGACGTTAGCGAGACTGGTTGAGTCGCCTACTGTAGCAAGAAGCTACACAGCGTTTAAAGACACGGTGATGAAGAAGGTCACACAGTTTAAGTGGATACCACGTGAGGATGCGCTAACTACCTGTAAGAAAGTACTACAGCCGTCGGTGCGGTTCAGCTTGGATGAGTGTAAAGATCTACCAGATACGAACTTTGTTGGGCGCAAGACAGAGCTGACAGCACAGCAAGAGAAAGCGTTTAAGGATATGCAGGACAGGGCTGTAACGATATTTGCAGAGGGTGAAGTAACCGCTACGAACACGGCGGTGATGTTATCCAAGCTACTGCAGATCTGTTGTGGTGTGGTGTACGGCGAGGACAAGACAATTGCCATAGACTGCTCCAACAGGTATAATACGCTTACTGAGTTATTAGACGAGATCGGTGACAAAGTTATTGTCTTCGTGCCCCTAAAAGGCGTGCAGAAATGGCTTATGGAGAAACTGGAAAAAGACAAATACGATTGCGCGTTGGTTAACGGTGACGTTAGTAAGAAAGATCGCGACGAGATATTTTACAACTTCCAGCATACAGATAAGCACAAGATACTGATTGCACACCCCAAGGTTGCGGCTCACGGTCTGACATTGACACGAGCGAAAGACATTATTTGGTATGCACCGATTTATTCACTTGAGCAGTACGAGCAGGCCAACGCCCGCATCAGGCGCTTAAGTACGGAAGGCAAAACAACTGTATGGCACATTTATTCAACAAAATTCGAGGCGGAGCTTTATCGTCGTCTTCGCGCGAAACAAAACACGTTAGCCGAGTTCTTGGACTTGGTGCGTGGTATAAACAACGACGATATCAACTAGGAGACTTATATGAACTATGAAGAGGCAGCTGCTCGCTACCTTTTGGTTAAGCGTGAGCTTGAAGATCTTGATCGGGCTTACAAAGAACAGAAGGCTACGATCAGAGAAAAACTTGTAACACTTGAAAACTGGTTTACAGCGAAGGCACAGGAAGATGGCTTGTCCTCCATCAAGACTGCGGCTGGAACTGCCTACTGGTCAACACACCACTCAGCGACTGTTGGGTCACGTGAAGACTTTTTCGAGTTTTGCAAAGAGCATGATGCTTGGGATTTACTCGAAGCACGTGCATCGAAGATAGCAGTTAAGAGCTATATAGAGGCTGAAGGTTCGCCACCACCCGGTGTGAATTACAGCTCAGTAAATGTGTTTAACTTCCGTAAATCTAAGTGAGGAAATTACTATGACTACCATGAATGTACCAGCCCACATCGCCGCGCGTATTGCAGAGCGTAAGAAGAACAAGACCAGCACACTCGCATCGACGATTGTTGGTAGCCAAGGAACTTCTATTCCGCGCATCAGCACGCGTGCTAGCCGATTCCGTCTCGTAGAGGGTGGGGCAGAGAGCACCGTAGGTATTACACTTGACGTGATTATCGTTGGTGTGAACCCCAAGGTCTCCAAGATTTTCTACTCACGCAAGTTTGATCAGGCGGCTGATGACCAGAGCCCAGACTGCTTCTCACATGACGGCATCAAGCCACACGCTGCCGTACAAAGCCCTGTGTGTGACAGCTGTGCGAATTGCCCCAACAACGTGCTGGGTTCCAAGATCTTGCCATCAGGTGCCAAGTCGAAGATGTGTTCAGACCAACGCCACCTAGCAGTAGTAGCTGCGGCAGACCCAAGCAAGGTGTATAACCTAACTGTACCTGTCTCTGGTATGAAGGCGTTGCGTTCGTACTTCGCCGACCTTGCTAACTATGGGATTGGTCCAGAAGAAGTGATCACTGAGCTTGGCTTTGACGACGAGGCAAGTTATCCTAAGCTGACATTCAAGCAGAAAGATTTCATCACAGAGAAGGCGATCCCGCTGGTAGAATCTCTGCTAGAAGCCGAACAGACGAAGGTTGCGATTCGATTAATAGATGCTTCTAGTAATGCAGCTGCATTACCTGCGGCGGAAACGACAGCTAAGATCGAAGCACCGAAAGCTAGCCCAGAAGACGACGAAGCAGCGGCGTACGAGGAAGAGCCTGTAGTAGCGAAGAACACGGAGAAGCCAAAGGTCGAGCCGGTTAAAGCATCTGATGAGTTAGCGGCTAAACTTGATAATCTCTTCGACTAGATCACAGCCCCCTTCGGGGGGTTTTTTATCAGAGGACAAATTGTGGATACACTTAATTTTCTTAGACGCATCTGTGCAAGGCAGGGCGAAACAGTAATAACAACACTAGATAAGAAAAGCGACGGCAACACAATTTTTTGGAACAGGGGATCATACAAATACAGCGAACTACAAGACGCTGCTGACATAGTCCCACAGTGGGATAAGAGCCCTACAACTACCGTTTACTTCAGTATAGGTGCTTTTGAGAATCACATAGAAGAGGTTGATGGCAAACAAAAAATTAGTCGGACGCAAGCTAACGCTAGATACTTCAGAGTAATTTGTTTCGATTTAGACTGTGGCGAGGATAAGCCATACAAGACTCTAGAAGAGGGTCTTGTTAAATTAGCCGAAGTTGTTAAAGAACTTAAACTACCAAAGCCACTTATTATTATCTCGGGCAATGGTGCACACGTTTACTGGGTATTAGACCGCGATATAGAGAAGGACTTGTGGGTGCAGGTTTCAACTGCATTCCGCTACGCGCTAGCCCAACACAACCTAGAGATCGACACTAGTAAGATCCATGACCCATCGATGGTACTGCGCCCTGCAGGGACATACCACAAAAAGTCTGAGCCATGGAAGCCAGTAAAGGTTCTGTTAGACGACGGCGCTGAGCACGATATATCCCTGCTATATGGCAAGGTTAAGGACTACGCACCGAAGGAAGTACAAAAGCCTAGAAGCAAGATGATCGACAGCGTGCTTAACACACCGCTGGATAGTGACCTAGATGTTTTGTCTATCGGTGAGAAGTGTAACCAGATAAGGGCACTTATTGAGTCGGGCGGTCAGACAGACGCGGCGGGTAACCACGTAGACGAACCAATGTGGCGGGCGTCGTTGGGTATTGCTAAGTTCGCTAAGGACAAAGAAGAAGCTGTACTCTACCTAGCGGGTGGCCACCCAGAGTTCGACCTAGACGACAACATGCGTAAGATCGACGGGTACAAGGGCACAGGGCCTACGACTTGCGGTACGTTTAATCAGCTATGCCCCAAGGGTTGTGAGGGCTGTCCTTATTTAGGCAACAAAACATCACCCGCACAGTTAGGTGGTGCAGACCAGATCGTAGTGCAGGAAGCAGTACAAGAAGCGGCTCACGAAGAGCCAGTTAAAGAGGAGCGCAAGATAAAGCTACCAGACTTCTACAAGGTCAATGGTGGCAAGCTCTACAAAGAAGTAGAAAAGTTCGACGATGATGGCAACCCATACAAAGATATGGAGCTGATATCCGAACGGTTGATGTATATCAAAGGTATATACACTGACCCAGAGGATGGCACATCTTCGTTTACGCTAGCGGTGCATTACCCGAACGGCAGGGGTTGGGAAGAGAAAGACCACGACATGTCAGCTATCGCCACGACTGGTAAAGACTTCTCTGCTTTCCTACTTCACTTGCAGATATTCTGCGCTAGAACACAGGCACAACAAGAACGATTGAGGATTTACTTAATGGACTACTTGAGTATGGTTCAACAACAATCAAATACTGGGTATGACTATAAAACATTTGGCTGGCAAAAAGACGGCTCGTTTATTTGTGGAGAAAAAGTCATAAACCCACCACACGGTAGCAATGACAGACGCTTAGTGGGCGACGCGGCAAAGCTATCGGAACACATCAAGCAGCACGGTTCGCGTGAGAAGTTCGTAGAAGCTATGGCTATGTTGGGTAAATACGCTGGTACTGAGACCATACGTTCTAGCGTACTACTAGGGCTTACTGGGATATTGGCGAAATACTTAGGCAACGGCTCAAGCATGATATCTATCTACTCGACAGATTCCACGACAGGCAAGACAGCATCACTGTTGTCTGCGAATAGCATTTTTGGTGCGCCAAAAGAACTACTGGGTTCACGTAGAGATACAAACACCGCGACGTTTATGGTGCGCGGCACGCTGAACAACATACCAATGACTATCGATGAGTTCACGATGGTAGACGCGCGCGAGGTGGCCGAGGTTGTTTACTCTTTCAGTGAGGGCAGAGACAAGAAAAGCTCCACACAGACAAGACAGCTTAGAGAGCCTGCGACTTGGGACGGCCCAACGTTTGTGTCAGCGAATAGTTCAGTCATTGAAAAAGTATCGGAAGCTAAGGCTCAGAGCGGCCCACTGCGTGTTCGTGTATTAGAACTGCCACAGCATGACCGCAAGTTTGTAAGCATACTCGACGAGGACGGTGTTAAGGTCGCACACAAATACATAGACTTGCTACTAGAAAACTACGGCTTTGCTGGCCCAGAGTTAGCGCAGGCAGTCGTCGATATGGGTGGCCCCAAGCTGGTAGCCCAGAAAGCAAGGGAAGATTTTAACCGCACTTTTGGTTTTGAGTTCGAGCCTACGGAACGTTTCTATGAGTCTATGATCATCGCTGCATGGGGTCTAGGAAAGATGGGCAGGGCGTTAGGGTTATTTCCATTCGATGTTGAGGGAACGATACGCCACATTCTAGGCGTAGTAGTGAACAACAGGAAGCGTGCGGTTGACGCCGTCGTAGATGCTATCGATGTGATTGGCCAGTTCATGCACGAGAAGAACGACCAGCGTGTAGAGGCTTACAAAGAATACGGAGCCAACAACAAGTTCCAAGTGCATATGCCTGCGCCGCTTAAAGCAGTGGTACGTCAGGAGATTGTCACGGACAAGAGCGGCAACCTTATGCCGGGTAGTTTGTTGGCGATTAGCAAGGCGGCGTTTAAGAAATACCTGCGGGATACCAATGACGCAGAAGATCGCATACTGCGCGAACTTGAGTCCATGGGAGCTTTGATAGACGAGAACCGTCGCATAGCTATGTTTAAGAGTTGCCAAGGTCGTAACCCAACGCAGGTATGGTGTATAATCGTAAGCCTACTGCACCCACGATTCGCGGACATTATCTCGGAGCTAGACGGCAGAGAGACTAATAAGCTTATCGCTGCGGTAAACAACATAGACCTCGCGGAGGAAGCGTAATGTCACGCAACTACGGCAAAGAGTATGACAACTATCATAGCTCTCCAGAGCAGAAGAAAAAACGGGCTAAGCGCAACGCGGCCCGTCGCACAATGGAGAAAGAAGGCAAGGTACGAAAGGGTGATGGCAAAGACGTAGACCATAAAACCCCGATGGCTAAGGGCGGCAGCAATGGTCGCTCTAACCTTCGTGTGAAAAGTAAGTCAGCTAACAGATCTTTTGCCCGCACTAAATCTGCGAAAATGAAGTAACTCAGTCGTCCACTAGATGTTTGTTAGTTAGGTAGACTAGCTTGCAGAAGTGGACGAACTCCCTCATTGGGGTCTTGTGCTTCATTATATTCACGTTCTTGTGGACAAGCTGCACGTTATCCTTGCAATAACTACGCTTAGAATCTATGCGATCTATAGACACTGAATACCTATGTACCTTGTCTCTCGACCTATGCGGTCCACTTTTCTTGGCCCAGCCTATAGGCAACTTAGTTAGGGCGCATACCTTACCTTGCTTCTCGTAAATCTCTTGTAAGTCAGATATTTTTAGGTACCACTTCTTGCCTCTATACTTAGCTTGCGCACGCTTCGTACTAAACCACATAGATGGTATATCTTTATAGTACGTTACTTTTCGGCCCCTGCAGCAGCACTTACGACACGCCGTGTTTTTGTTTATAGCATTCGTGTATGCTTGCCGAGTATTTAATATGCGCACCACGCCGCACACCGGGCATGGTAACTCGTACTGCTTGTTTTGCATGAAATTTTACTTTTTCTTCATGCACTTTTTGGCGGCTTTGCACCTTGCTGGAGTTGGGCATCCCTTACAGGGCGTAAACGCAGTAGCTTTCTTGGCTGGTTTTTCCATCATTACCACTTCACCTTATCGGCCCAGTAGGCCGCTGACATTTTCCCTTTACTTATATTTGCGGCGTGTCGAGCCTTGAACGATTTTTGTCGAGCGGTCGGCTTTTTGTCGCCAGTTACCCCTTGTTGCCCGAAGCGTATAGTTTTAACCTGATCGCCAGATTTTGCAACTACTACGTGCGACTTAGTGGGGTGGCTAGGCGTTCGCTTGGGCTTGTTGTAGCCACTAACACCTGCACGAGCTAATCTTGGGTCTTTCTTAGTAGGCATGGTTATTCCTCTACTTTGTAGGTTTTTCTTACTTCACTAAGCATTTCAAGTTCTAAGCGCTGAATCTCTTCATACAACCCTTCATAGTCTGGCGTACCACTGCGCATTTCTTCACGCTGTAGTTTGCGTATCGCAGACTTGTACTTTCGGCCTATATCGGATTCGCGCATAGATCTAAACATAGCTTCTTCTGCTCGATTGTAGTCGACAATCTTCAGACCAAATATTCTAGATGCTACGGCTTTGGCAAGACTCTCTTCGTTACCGGCAAACGACACATCACCACTAAGGGCCTTGTTAATATCCTTGATACTATAAGACTGGAGCCACGGCGGTGAAAATATACCAGCTAGCCCCCCAAATATGCCGCCTAGCTTACCTAAATCGGATTCTGTGTCTTCATACAGCGGCTTACCAGTAAATGGACTTGTGCCAGTCATAATAATTGTCAAGCTGTCTACCAGCGGGCCGCCGGGCTTAAATCCTTGGGGCCAATTCTCAAACCCCAAGAAGCCTGTAGGCGTTCTACCAAATGTAGATACAAGCGGTATATATTCACCTAAACGGTAGTACACTGGGTTTTGTTCATCGCCCAAACCCGGTATGCGTATGTGAGTACGCAAGCCAAATGTTCTTTCGTCTAATTTCTCTGGCCCGAACTTACGTGCTTCATCATCGTCACCCGCTAAGCCTGAAGCCAACATATCAAGTATGGTATAGGCAATCATCACATTAGCGATCTGCCAAGGCTTCTCCATAGCAATGCGACCAATAAGAGGCATCGCAGCGTATGTCCAAGAGATAAATGGAAACACTGACTGGCGCGCAAGCTTAACAGCTGGTGCATCGATATCGTAGTCTAAGAACATCTTAAGACCGGCTCTACCAGCAGCGGCTTTGTTCTCGGGTGTAGCATCACCACCCAGCTCGTCGATCTTATTGAGATAGGCAGCTAAACGGAACGCGTTATCTTCCGCAGCATATAACTGAGTAGTGAACTCGTCGTAGTTATTCCACCAGCCTTTTACTCTCTTGGCTAGCTTGCTCTTGCCCATCTCGGCTTCTACGAAATGCCTAACTTTGCCTTCAACAGAGTCTGACTCACCAGTTTTAAGTGCGTCGACGTGCGCTTGGTGCAAAACGTTTTTAATTTCGACCGCAGAGAATGTACCCAACAAAGCACCAGACTCATAGAAGTCTTGGATAAGTTGTAGTTCTGCTTCGCGTTCGGGCGACTTAAATCGCTCAGGCTTTGCCTCAAATTCCCACAACAACTTAGCTGCTCTAGCTACCGTCTTCATTGGTATGCCGTGCATAAGCGCTAGGGTTACGTTAGACGCTACGTTTGTGATGTGAGTTCCGGGGTTCTGTACAGTCTTCACCTTCTTGAAGAAAGTCATACCTTGGTTGACCCAGCGCAAATTAGTCAGCGGAGATCTGTCTGACATATCGTTCATAGCGTGCCACACTGGCGCATGGATGATCTTACCAGCTAGCGGGCCCCACAATTTTTCATTGTCAGAGACACGAATCCAGTGCTGGCTTGATCTGGTTGCGGCTTTAATAGTGGGGCTTTTTAGTTCAGCCGCGTCAGTTATAGTGATGTTCGGGTTTTCGTGTCTAGCTCTTATTTGCTCAGCGCTATCGTAAACAACTGGTTCACCGTCGTAGTTTGCAAGGCCCTGCAAGAACGCTTTAGACGCCGAGTAGTTAGACAGTGCGGCCATGGTGTTAAGCATAGCGACCGTAAGCTTCTCTGTGTTTTCATCGTTCATGTTTTCTACATAGTTGCGAGTCTCGCGGAAGTTGTACTTGCCGTTAGAAAAGTTTACTAACTCAACGGGCGCTGAATCATGCACTACGTATGGATCACCAATATTGAGGTTGTCTCTGCCGACAGAATCTACTAAATCCTTACTTGCTATAAGCTGGTAGTCCTTGCCGCTAATGCCGTCGGTAACTGTTACGAGATACAAAGGCTCATCTAGTATGGCATCGCCGTTCTGGTCAAGGCGTAGCAGATCAGGGTTGTTATCTACATCAGCTTGGTCAATGCGGATAAGAGCCGACTTGGCGTACTCAGTTAAGCTACGCTGACTTAGATTGTGGCTAGATACGTCTTTGCCAGACGCCACATAGATCAGGGAGTCAGAGAATTTCTTATCAGCAAACAATGCTTGGTCTTCTTCTGGCAGCTGCGCGATAAACTCGTTATAGTGATTCAACAAGCTGTCAGCCATCAGCTTAAGTGCCGCAGAGTCTTTGTACTGTTCAATAGCCTGCGTATCAGTGCCGTCCATATAATCGATCATGGCGCGTCGGCGATCCACAGACTGGTTTTCAAAGCCCTTAGTAATTAAGCGGTTGACGATAGTGAGCGGAGTGTTACGAATAACTTTCCACATATCCATCAAGTCGCTAAGAGCTGGAGACACACCAAAGCGCGTGTTAAACGTACTAATGGTTTTCTCTAGTAGTGGCAGTTCCTTGCGGATGTAGCTACCAGCCTTTTTGAATTGCTGTGATGTCTTGTCTATGGCTGTAGTGATGCCAAGCTGCTCAATAAGCATGCGAGTGATGTTAGCACCGACATACGCTTGGCGTTTTTCTCGCTGCGCTTCGTTTAGCTCTACACCCTTACCAGTGATATCTACATTGTTTGACTGTGATACCAACGCATTGAGTTGCCCACTTATAAAGTCTTCTTTGCTTGGTTTTTCTTGTAGGCTAGACTCAAGTAAGCGGTATGTGTTGTTTAACACAGAGTTGGCAGCTGTATCTTTAACACCCAGTATCCTAGCAACGAGATTGGCTAAGCTACTCCATAAGCTTTCTATGATGTTTTTCCAGCCACGCATACTTTGTGTTTCTGGTTGGCCTATCTCTTTCAGCATGTCTTTAAAGTCACGCAGGGTAGTACCATACGAAACAAGCTCTAACACAGCGTCATCAGGGTTGCCACTAGCCTTTAGATCGCGAAGAATTTGCAGTACGCGATTGATCCGGTCTTTACTTGCGTCGGCCATTTCCAAGTTCTGAACAAACTCTGGCGTCGCGGTATTGAGGACATTGTCTAGCGTGCTACGAAGTTCAACCACAGCTTCGGCTTCTGGGTTTTGTTGTACATACCAAGAGGTTGCAGCGTGCAAGGTCTCGTGCAGGATTTCTTCTTCAGATGCCTCGGTACGGATAAATATAGTGTTTAGGGCTTTGTCGTAGTATGGGTTACCTTCGGTAATAAACTCTACTTCTGGCCTAAACCCAGCTGCGGTCATACCCTCAATACCGTACTTTATGGCAGAGCCGAGCATAATCACATAGGGCGAGCGAGTACCTTCTCTAGTAGTAACAAGCTCCATTAGCCCTTTGATACCACCTTCTTCGACTACACGTTGCAACCTTGAAGTAGAAGACTTTTCAGACCGCTTAAGAACATCCCTAATAGGTCTTGGGGATACACGGTCTAGAGTCTCAGTAAGGTCGCCATCACGATAGCCAGCAAACGCAGAGGACACACTAGTATCAATAGTAGCTAGCACATCTCGCATAGAAGTGAACGGGTTACCTTTCTTGTTGAACTCAGCGTTATAGCGCGCAAAACCTTTGGCGTCAGCAACAAAAGTACCAACCTCGTCGCGGTAGCGCTTGGTCATTGCGATAAGAGCTTGGACGTTAGCTTCACCGCCTGCTTCGTCGATAAGATTCTCTACCTTAGATCGCAGTGTGCGCTGGTATTCCACGGCTTGGCGAGCATTTTTGTCTAGTGTAGATATTTTACGTTCTACTGGGTCGCCATTTTTGGTGGTTTCCCTGCCGTAGAATATGTTCTTGCCTTTGTCATCCATTTTCTTTTTGGTGGCAGCGACTTCCATAAACAGCTTATAAATGCGACGCATCTTAGCGGCATCTTGTTCTGTTCTTTTGGCGTCAACTCTAGCCGTTTGTTTGCCATCAGCACCTAGCTCGTAGATTTTGGGGTCAGGCGAAAACTCTTTAGCCCTAATCATGCGCATAATGCCAGCTAACATCGGCTTGTCCATTGTGACGCGGCCAACAGGTTTACGACCTTCAGTGTCTACCTCAGCTTCCAGCCTAGTGCTTTCAGTATCTACGTCGTTAATAGCGGCGTCTAGGATTTCATCTTCAGTTAGAGTTTCACCGGTGGGCTGTGATTTAGCAGGAGCTTGCTCTGCTACTTGTTCTACGGGAGCGGCTTCAACAACCTCTTCGGTCGCTTGGACTTCAGTAGCCTCTTGCTCTACTGGCTCAGTAACTAATTCAGACTCGGGCTCAACAACTACTTCTTCAGCAGGCTGTGCTGTCAAATCAGTTGCGTCTCTAAGCGTTTTGCGCTGCTCTAAGTATGCAACTTCTTCTGGTATGGCAACACGGACGGCTTCTAGCTGTGCTTCTTCGAGATCTGTTATATCAACACCCTGATGCAAGGCGTCTAAGCCCATAACTAGGGTGGCCATTTCGTTAGCTGCGTTTACTTTGTCAGCGTCTTTAGACCATCTACCAACCTCTTCTTCAAGCCTAATTCGATCCTGCTTGAGGCGATTGTACTCTCTGCGGTACTGGGGCTTGATCGGATTGCCAGACACCGTGTTAACGTCCTCTTCAATCTCAGCAATGCGCTCATCTATGGCAGCGATATTACCGTTTACCGCAGCGATTCTCTGGGTGGCCATTTTTGCTCTGCGCGCAGGAATGTTCCTAGCGCTTTTGACACGCTCCCTTAGTTCGATAATGCGGTCTTCCACAGCAGTTATACTGCGTATACGAGCTTCTTCGTCAGTAACGAAATCGAACGAGAACTGATCCTCGTTGTCGAACTGCTGGGGCGTAACATCTACTTCGTCAGCGGGTTTTACTCTAGCCGCAGGATCTGGTGCACCTATTTCGTCACGATCCATTTCATATACGCCATCCATGGGTATATCTAGTTCGGTCTGTCGTAGTTCGCTTGTATCTATAGGTGCAGGCGTTGGTGTTGGTTGGCCCTCTATAGTTTGTGTTAGGTCTGTGCCTTCTTGTTCTTGCCCCCTCCCCATAGCACCGCCGATAGTGCCGAGACCACCACCCACTAGTCCGCCAGCTACAGCTGCGTTAAGGCGCATCGAGGCTTTTTCTTCCTCGGTAAGGTTGGGGTTCATAGATATTTCAAGTTCGGTCTGGCCAAGCTCAGTACTTGCTTCAGCAGCTACACCACGAGCACCACCAGCAACCGCGCCTTTTACACCACCAGCACCAGCACGAAGTAATTTAGCGAATGCCAGAGGAGTAAGTGTCTCCAACAGAGCATATGGTACAGCTTTGCCACCTATTTCAAATAAGTCTTCGCTACTAACATACCCATCAGCTTCTCTAGCACTTTCATATAGTGAGCCAACACCTACTGAAGCGCCAGCAGCTGCACCCAGAACTGGGTTAACTAGAGTAGCACCAGTAAGACCTAGTAGCATGGGGCCTTGTTTAGCTAGCTGGTAAGCACCATAGCCAAAAGTATCGCCTACACCACGAATATTTTCTACTCTTTCGTATTGGGGGTTACCAGCGAGATAACCTTCAGCTGATT